GGAGCAAAATATGTAGAAACTATTGTTCAAGATCCTGATGATTCTGGAATCAAATATAATTTTAGAAGAGATTTTGTTACTGTAGCTTCTACTAGTGGAGGTAGTATTACTTTTGCTGCTCAACTTCCATACGGAACACAAAGGTTTGTTTCTTTTACTGAGTCTAATTTTTTACTTACTGTCCTAAGTAAAAGATCTGCAACTACTTATAATGGATTATCTGGGGGTGTTCCTGTCAATTCTGGTGATATAATTTATTTAAAATCTGATCAAGTTCAAATCAGTAATTCTATAGATAGTGCTAGTGGGTTGACTGCTGGTAGTGTTAGTATTAATCTACCATCCACATTCTTCGGAACTGATACTGATTTTCCTATTTTAAAATTATCTGCAACAGTTGAAGTAAGCAAGGCAAGACCAAGACTAAAAACTGTCAATAGAAATAAGCGTATTCTGATTGTCTCTCCTGGCGACAGAGTTGTTGCATTGAGAGGTTTGGATTATGATAGCAATAGCACTGATATCTTATCATATTCTGATGTATTTAAAATTCGTTATATTTACGAAGGCACGCTGCAAACACCTCCAGTAGTATCGGCTTCAGGAGAACTAGTTACAGGAACAGATGTAACAGAAAGATTTTCTTTTGATGATGGTCAAAGAGATACATTCTATGATGTCTCTAGACTTATTCTAAAACCAGGATTTACTCCTCCTGTAGGTCAATTAATTGTGTGTTTTGATTATTTCGAACACTCTCAGGGTGATTTCTGCACGGTAGATTCTTACCTACATGAAGCAGGGGTAGAGATTGACGAGATTCCATCTTTCAATTCAGTAGTTTATGGAAATACTTCTTTAAGAGATGTATTTGATTTCAGACCAAAAGTTGATTCAAAATCTATCATCACTGGTTATCAAGATACCTCTTTACTATCGGTAACTGATTTTAATAGTTTCACTGGATCTGCAGGTATTACTTCTAGCACTCCAGCTACAGAACAAAATTTAGAATTCACCGTTTCATTTACTTCAAAACAATATCTAGATAGAATTGATGGAGTATTCTTAAACAAGAAAGGAGAATTTTTTGTAAAAGAAGGAAATGCTTCATTAAACCCAACAAAACCAACAGATGTAGATGATTCTCTGGCATTATACTACATGTATATTCCAGCATACACAACCACGCCGAATGATGTAAAAATTATTCCAGTTGATAATCGTAGATACACGATGAGAGATATTGGAAAATTAGAAAAACGTATCGAACGTCTTGAACAATACACGTTGCTAAGTGTTCTAGAACAACAAGCATTAAATATGCAAGTAAAAGATGATATTGGTATTGATAGATTTAAGAGTGGTTTTATTGTCGATAATTTTGAAAATCATGCAGTTGGTAATCTAGGATCAATTGATTATAAGTGTGCTATTGATACTCAACAATCTACATTAAGACCAAGATCATCAGAATCTTCGTTTATTCTAAGAGAGATCCAAGAAAGAGATGAGCAGAGAACACTAAATGCTTATAAAAAAACTGGTGATATTATTACATTACCATATACGAGTATTTCTGCTATATCAAATAATTTTGCAACAAAAACTCTCAGCGTAAATCCATTTGTTGTTGGTCAATATGTTGGTGAAATTAAGTTATCTCCAAACATCGACCAGTGGTTTGATGATACCGAAAAACCTTTAATATTAGATAACGATAGTAAAGTATTCTCAGTATTTTATGCAAAAAATGACAGTAGAGAAGGTTTCTCTAGTTTACACAATAACTATATTGTAAATTGGATCGGAACAAATAGAGTTTTCTTTAATATTAATACATTAACAGATATATCTTCTATTTCTTCTTCTGCTACGACTAGTTTAGCATCAACAGCAAGTAGTTCTAATATAAGCCCACAAAACAATCAACTTGCACAATCTGTTCCAACAAAGACTCAAGGTTCAAACACTGTAGTATCATCTCTACAACTGTTCTGTAGATCTGTTCCAGTATTTTTTACTGTTACTCGTATGAAACCAAAGAGTAAACTCTTTGCTTTTATTGATGGTAAAAATGTAGATAGATGGATTGCACAAGATTTTAGATTTACAGGTATTGCTGGAAACTCACTGTCAACTTTTGGTCAAGGATTAACGACAGACGAAAACGGAAATGCTAGTGGATTGCTTATATTCCCATCTGGAGTTCCACCACAAGTAAACACAGAATGGACTGGAGATGTGAAAACAGTTCAATATGATACTACTGCATCACCACTATCATTTATAGCAGGAAACAAAACTGTTAGATTTACTTCCGACAGTAATGGATTGACAGACAGCACAGTAGATTCATTTACACAAACTACTTTCTTTGTTACTGGTTCACTACCAAACCAACCGTCAACTATAATTTCAACATCGCCAGCTATCTTCAAAGGAGAAGAGGGTATACAATATGTTGACAACACAAAAGCAACCACTACTCCAAATCCATTATCACAATCATTCTTGATCGAAAAATATCCAGGTGGTGTTTTCTTGACAGGTTTGGATCTTTATTTTAGTAAAAAGAGTTCTACTATTCCAATTAAAGTATATTTAACCAATATAGAAAGTGGAAAACCAGGCAAATATATTGTTCCTGGTAGTGAGTGTGTATTAAATCCCAACACATATCTAAGAGTATATACCAACGGAACTTTATATGTTACCAAAGGAGAAACTGTCACTGGAACATCTTCAGGTGCTTCTGGTCCTATAAAATCAATCATTGATAAAAACAACGTAGAAATTGTTCCATCAGTAACAGGAGTATTCACTCTTACTAATGATCAAGTCTACACTTTAGTATTAGATAATCACAATGGCAAAACATTCATACAAAATGAAACTCTATCTATTCCTTCTCTAGTTACATATAATGCAGCAAATGCAACTCAATTAAATGTAACCATAGCAAAGAATTCTGGAAGAATTACTGCTTTAGAAATTAGTAATTGTGGAACAGGATACGAGAGTGCCCAATTAACCATAGAAAGCCCCCAGTTAATTGGAGGAATTAATGCTACTGCATCATGTCTTGTATCTAGTGGAAAAATATATGATGTTTCATTAAACGTTAAAGGATCTGGATACACCGAAGCGCCATCAGTTATCATCAAAGGAACTGGTTTACAGGCAGCGAATGCGTCTATTAAAGCAATCCTAACGATTGATACACCAGCGGTTCGTATGGGTGTTGCAGTCGATCCTGGAACCACTGCAGTAACTGATTCCACTACTCCAACAAGATTTAATTTTGAATATCCTGTTTACCTACAAAATAATACAGAATATGCGTTCGCAGTTGAATCTGATTCAACAGATTATGTAATTTGGGCATCTAAACTAGGAGAGAATGAAATTTCTACTAATTCTGTAGTAACATCACAACCTTTACTAGGATCAGTATTTAAATCACAAAACGTTGATACGTGGTCAGAAGATTTGTTTGAAGATATTAAATTCACTTTATATAGAGCAGAGTTTGATATTTCTAGAACTGGTATCGTAGAATTAACTAACGAAACATTAGGATATGAGTTATTGGATTCAACTCCATTTGAAACCGATTCTCTTTCCGACACTACTTCAACTTCAACATTATTCAAGAACAATAATAAAATTATTAAAGTTATTCACAAGAATAATGGTTTTGAAGATAGTGGTAAATCTTACGTTAGCTTCAAAAATTGTGCTGATGTAGGAGGAATATCTTCGGAGACTTTAAATACCACTCTATTTAAAATTGATAATTGTGGTTCAGATTTTTACACTATCAATCCAGAAGTTAGAGCATCTTCTAATGATGTTGGTGGAGGATCTAAAGTTTTATCAACATACAATAGAAAATACGAAAAACTTTTTGCTCAAGTTGCATATTTAAATTTCAGCGATACTCAACTAGATGCTGAAGTTAAGACTGTTAACATTATTCCTTTTGATTCTGGAGTTACAAATTACAATACATATTCTCAAACTGGGTTCGAAAAAACATTTTTAAATGAAGATCATTATTTCAATAATCAAAAAGTGTTAGCATCAAGAATTAATGAATTGGTAAATTCAGATACTATAAATCAAAGATCTTTAATTTATAAGTTATCATTATCTTCTTCAGTTTCGTATTTATCTCCCGTAATTGATTTAAGATCTTGTTCTGTTAAGTTAGTGAATAACTATGTAGAAAAATCAAAGGGAGATGAAAAACGCTTTGGAAGAAGAGATCAAATAATTAAATTCTACCCAATATATAAATTCACTGTAACTGGAACTGGAGCAAATACTATTAATTTTGGAGATGCCGCAAATCCAAAGATTGTGACTGGAAATACTTCAAAAGCACAAGCAATATTATTAAAGTTAGATCAAGCAACTGGAGAAATTTATGTGAAGATGTTAACAGATACTTTATTTGTTCCAAGTGAAAATTTAGTATTTGTTTCTCAGGGAAGTCTAACAGAATTGTTCGTAAGTTCTTCTGGAATTGAAGATGTTTTAATTAATTTCCCATACAATTCTGTCATCTCCGCTATCGATAAAACTGATGTAACTAAGTCATACACAAACGTTATCAGTGGAAGAGTAGTTCTTTGGGATGCAGAAAAGAGAGAGCTTCGTATTTCAAATAATAAAAATCCAATTAATAATAACTACACTGCAGCGGCAACCACTGGTTCTGATTATGCAAGATCTCCATTCACCAGTGATTTAGATCAAGTTCCAGATATTTTTAGAGTAGGAGATTTCATTACATACGAAAACCAACCATCTGATACCAAAAATTATCTTGAAATCAAGAGCGTTGATTATTCCTCTGGTATTTTGTTTGTTCCAGAAATTTCTAAAAATAGTTCTTCTATTGCAAAATATATAACTAAAGAAATTAGTTTAGAAACTCCTTCCACTGGATTAGATGTAAAATTAACTGCCAATGTATTTGAAGAAGACGATATTCTTGTATTATACAAGATAAAACCAGCAAGTTCCCAATTTAATTTTGATGATTTGGGTTGGCAATATTTTAATGAAACAGGGATTCCAGATGTAAGAGTAATTCCTTCTAGCAATAATACTATTGCTGGTTACATAGAAGAACAAGCATCATACAAAGAATATAAGTATAGCATTTCTAATCTTTCTGATTTTACTTCATTCGCAATTAAAATTGTGATGAGAAGTTCTAATCCAGTATTTGTTCCAAAAATTCAAGATATTCGCGTAGTTGCTTCGTTCGGATGAATTATATTAAAGTATTAGATCACGATTACTTAGTAAGAGATCCTTCTACTGGTGCCATTATAAATACTGATAAAACCTCGCTTGAGGATATAAAAAAACTTCGTACTGCAAGTTCTACTATAAAAAATATACAAAGTGATGTAGAAAACTTAAAAAGCGAACTTTGTGAAATAAAAAATCTTTTAAAAGAGCTCATAAGAAATGGCAATACTTAGAAATGTATCCAAACAAGATACTTTAGAATCCCAAAGGCAAGTCATCAATTTAATAGCTAGTGATCTTTATGGATACACTAATGGCAGTCAAAATGTCTCTATCTTAGCTGGAGAATTTGGTGATGGTTCTGCTTCTAATCCTTCTTTAAGATTTTCTAGTGATGTTACATTAGGATTTTTTAAAGAAGCAACTTCAACTTTGGGTATTAGTTCAAATGGTAAACAGGTTGTAAGTATTGCTGCTAGTGGAACATATTTCACGAGAAATTTTTATGGGCAAAGAAGAAGTTTAACTACTGCAGGATTAAGTATTTCCGATAGTGGAACTGATTACGAAGAAGGATCTTATACTAATATTTCTTTACTTGGCGGCAGTGGTTTAGGTGCAACTGCAAATATTGTAGTAAATGCTTCTGGAAATGTAAGTGGAGTTACAATTGTTAATGACGGATATGGATATGCAGTTGGAGATTCTTTGTATGTAAACGATAAAGAAATATCAGATGGTGATGGAATAAGTGGGGATGTAAAAACATTAAGTGTAACTGAAGAAGGTTTTAATTATGTAAATGGAACAACATATTCAACAAATAATATCTCTGGTTCTGGTCTTGGTTCTGGATTAACAGTAAGCGTTACTACAGAACTAGTAGGAAAAGTTTTAGAACTTGGGTTTTTAAATGGTGGTTCTAATTATACAACTACAACAAACGCTCCATTTACTACAAATGGCAGTGGAACAGGATTAACATTAAATATTATTGCTGCAGTAAATGGATTAGTTGAAATTTTATCACCAGTTGATTATGGAACGGGATACTCAACGACAGGATCTAGTGTTGCTACTACTACTGATGGCATAGGAACAGGATTAACAGTTAATTATTCAGCATCTGTTGGCGGAATATTAAATGCTATATCAATAACTAACGATGGATCTGGATATCCATCATCAGGAACTGATGCTTCGTTAACTGGAGGAACTGGAAGTGGCGGAACAGTTAATTTTACTGCTTCCCCAACAGATAGTTTATTAACATTTAATATAGTTGAAGAAGGAACTGGATATACTGATGGAGAATTGTGTAATATTCAAATTGTAGACGAAAATATCACGGAACCTGGAACGGGTGCTCAAATTACCGTAACTGCTTCTGGTGGTCTTGTAACTGGAGGAACGGTAACAGCAGCTGGAACTGGATTCACTGTCGGAGAACAGTATTATTTAATTGGAGGAAATGACAATGCAATATTCCAAGTAGCGAGTGTTACTCCAGGTGGAGATTTATTAACGGTTTCTATAAACAATGGTGGTAGTGGATATACAGTAAATGATGTATTAACCGTTAGCACACCAAGTTCTTCGTCAGGAACAGTTACAGTAACAGATGTTACTGGGGGAGTTATAAGCAGTGTAACAATAGTAGATAAAGGAACTAATTATGAGGTAGGAGATACTATTACAATTAGTGGTGGAGACAACAATGCATCTTATACTGTAACAGATATTAGTGGTGGTGCTGTAACTCAAGTATCTATTAACACTAATAATTCTTCTGGATTTGTTCAAAATGAAACTATTACATTTACTGGGGGAGATGCTAATGCATCTATAACTGTAACTTCAGTAACAGCAGGAGAAATTACTGGCGTTACGGTTGTAGATCCTGGGCAAGATTATAATATTGGAGATGTTCTACAAGTATCTGGTGGAGGAGGAACAGGAGAAATTACAGTATCAGAAACATTTGATGGTTCTGGATTTACTTTAAGCGTAAATAATATTTCATTAAGTTCTCCCATAACAGCAGATCTATCTGATGGAAGTATTTCTTCTTTAATAGGATATATCGATACTTTATTATCTGATACTGGAACTATTACCAATTTATCAACAAATACTATTTCTTCGTCTGTTTCTATAACATCTCCTTCTATTCTATCATCTAGCACATTAAATATCACATCAACAGATGACGTAAATATTTCTTCGCCAAATTTAAATATTGGTTCAAACTTAACTCTAGAATCTTCTACAGGAAATATTTTTAGTGATGGAAGATTAGAAGCAACTGAAATAATAGTTGATAACAAAATTAATATCAACGATAATTCAATTTCTACTTTGGCAGATAATCCATTATTATTAGTTCCTTCCAATAATAAAATAACAAAAGTAGACAGCACCAGTGCGTTAGTAATTCCAGTTGGAGCAACAAATCAAAGACCACTATCAAATGCAGAGACTGGTGCAATTAGATTTAATAGTGATATTCAGCAATATGAGGGTTATAACGCATCAACTAATTTATGGTCTAGTTTAGGTGGAGTTCGAGATTCTGATGGTAATACTTATATTATTCCAGAATTAAATTCTGGATCTAATGACAATATTTTATATTTCTTCAACAACTCGGTAAATACCATTCGTCTTTCCGAATCACAACTCCAATTTTACAATCTAAGTAATATATCTGCCTTAAGTGGAACACTTAACATAAATTCTACTGACGTTTCTTTTAGCAATAATTTAAAAATTTCTTCAAATAAAATCTCTACAACAAGTTCATCATTAACAATTGAACCTGCTACTGGAACAAATGTAGTGATTTCTGGTATTGCATCATTAGCAATTCCTGTTGGAACTTCTGCACAAAGAGGAACATCTGTTGCTGGTGGAATACGTTATAATACTTCAATATCTCAATTTGAAGGATATAATGGAACCAATTGGACTAGTTTAGGAGGTGTTCGTGATGTTGACGGCAACACATATGTAGTTCCAGAAAGTTTTCCAGGTGCAAATGATAACGTATTGTATTTTGTATCAAATGGAATACATGCTGCCAGAATAACATCTGCTGAACTCAGATTAGAAGGAGCAAGCACTTTAAATTCTGTTAATCTAACTGGAATATCAGAATGGCAGTCTGTTACTGCTTATACTACAGGAACTTTTGTTTATTATGGAACTAATGTATATCAAGTATCAACTAATTTTACTTCTGGAGGAACACCGCCTTCTCATACATCAGGAACTACAAGTAATTTAACTTGGATTAGAACTATTTACGGAAATATAACAATAGATAGTAACGTAAAGAATTTTATTATTAATACCACTTTAGATATTAGTAATCAATTAAAGATTACTAATTCAAATATTTTTTCGGTATCAGAAGATATTAACATACAACCATTTACTTCAAAAAAAGTAAAAATTGATTCACTCACATCTCTTGTAATTCCTGCTGGTACTAGTTTAGAACGAGGAACTCCCGATGCGGGTTCCATACGTTACAATACTACAGTATCTCAATTTGAGGGATATAGTGGAACTGCTTGGACTAGTTTAGGGGGTGTTCGTGACGTTGATGGCAATACTTATATTATTCCAGAAACTTCTCCTGGATCAAATGAAAATATTTTATATTTCTATAATGATGATATCAATACTCTTAGATTATCTCCGACTGAATTAATTTTCCAAAATATTGATACTATTACATCTAATAGCAATGTCTTAGATATCAATTCTAATCTAGTTGAATTTAATAGTGGATTATTTAACATAGATACTTCAGTTTCAACAAGATCTAAATTATACACTACACAAAATAATTTAGATCTTGCATTATCAAGTGGATTATCAAATGATACTTTACTCAGACTTTCTGGATCTGGTCAGTTAGCAGTTAATACTTCTTTTGGTTCTGGATCAGAATCTTATGTAAATATTTTAGATAAAAATTTAAATAACTTTGATCTAGCACATTTAAATATTAAAACATCAAAATATACTCTAGTTAAAGATACAAATAATTTTAATTCTTATATTTTATTTGATCCATCTTTAGCAGAGTCATGTAAGGTTACTGTTATTGCTGTAAATGCTACTACTGGCGATAAACATATGGTTGATTATAATGTTATCGCAGAAGGCAGTGATATATATAATATTGAATACGAATCTTTAACATCTGGAGATCTTCTATACGATGCATCATTTGATTTTTCTGCTTCTGGAGAAGCAAGAATAACAACTACATTACTTAACAATGTTACTTCAGGAAACACTGTTAATTTTACGATCGTAAATACTATCATCAAAAAATAACTCATGGCAGTAACTACTTCAACGTTTAATTCTGAAGGAGGATTTGGAGTTAAACAAAAAACAATTATCAGTGATTCTTATGATTTATTAAATGTAAATTCTATACAATTACAAAATTCTGAGTATACTGATTGCAAAAGATCTACATATATTTTAAAGGGATTCAACACCTCTATATTGTCTAGGTCTCAGCAGCAAAATCTTTACATTCCCATAGAGAGAGAATCTATAGCTTTTATTACTGCACATGTAGTTGCCACCAATGAAACAAATAGTGGTCAATATGCTGTAAAAATAGAAGCTTCAGTTCAATCTGATGCCAGTGGAGATATTTCATTATTATCTTTTTTAAAAACAGTTATTGCTGATAACATTCCTTTTGGAGAATCTTGGGAAATTTCAGTATATACTTCTGGAAACGTTGATGAATTAAGTTTATCTTCTGTTGTTGGTGGTAATTCATCTATTATTAAATGGATTTCAAACGTAGAAATCGTTACAGTTGCTTACTAAATACTAATAAAATAAACTCATTTACCTAATTTTGGATAGATACCATGGGTCTAGAATTTAATGCCGATAAGGAATATCTAAAATCAGATAATCCACAATTAATTGGAAGCGAAAATATTATCTTTAGATCTGGCGCAGGTGCATCGGAAAAAGAAATTTTTCGTGCAAAACTTGATCCTGCCACAAATCTACCAAGATTAGGTGTTAATAGAACTGGAGATCGAGTAGATAAAGTTAATATAGTAAATCAAGGATCTGGTTATACAGCAGCTCCAACAGTTATTATAGGACCTCCAGATTCTTCAACAAATCCCGTTCAAGCAACTGGCAGTGCTCTACTTTCCAACGGAAGAGTGATTGGAGTACAAATTACAAATGGTGGTGGTGGATATACCACTGCTCCATCAATTACTTTCCAAAATGCTGCTGGCGATACTACAGGTGGTGGAGCTCAAGGTACAACAGTATTAGATACTATTGAATATGAAATTGATGTAAATGGTGCTATTAGAACATCCACATCTATCATTTCCGATACTGCTAGAATTTTAAATCTAGATTTCCAAAATGTTGTTACTCCTAATTTTGATCTTCGTTCACCAAGATTAAAAGTTTGGGATAATAGTTTTGGTCAGCAATGGACAGCAAATACATCTTTATCTAAAGGCGATTTTAGATATTACGAACAAAATGTTTACAGAGCAAAACAATCTGGTATCACTGGAACCAATCCACCTCTACATTTAACTGGTTCCGTAACAAACGGTAATCTTCAACTTGAGCATGTTGGTTATAGAGCAGACGATGCTTTACTTCCTGGATATGATTCATTTAGTTGGCCTGAAAGTATTACACCTCCATTAGGAGATAATTCAAGTAAAATTGCTACTACAGAATATGTTCTAAACTTAGCAACAAATGACGTTGGTGGTCGTGTTTATGTTTCTCAACAAATTGGTGATGATGAAAATGACGGTAGATCACCCGCTTCTCCAGTAAGAACTATTAAGCGTGGTTGCCAAATTGCAACTGAATCTAGGAACGTAAAAGAAACCGTTATAGTTGCTGGTGGAGATTATACGGAAGATAATCCAATTTCAATTCCACCAGATTGTGCTGTTGTAGGTGACTCGTTGCGTATTGTTTTGGTTAGACCAAACAATCCTGGCAAACACATGTTTAAGTTTGCCGATAAAAACTATATTTCTGGTCTCACATTTAGAGATAAATTAGATTCTCAAGGAAATCCACTATCAACATGGCAGTTTGCTTGTGTATTTGATGATAAACAAAGAATTTATTATGACTCTACTACTGGCGGAGACTTCAAAAGAAGATTCCCAGTTGGTCACCAAATTTTTGGAAAGAATAAATTCAGAGCAGATTTTGACTTTAATACAGGATTATCATCGCTTTCTATTGGAGAAACAATTATCGGTGTAAACAGCACAGCAATTGGAACTGTAATTGCTGTTAATTATACATCAACAACCGGACCACAAGCATACCAAAAGGGAACTGTAGATTTTGATATCGTATCAGGAAACTTTGCTAAAGGAGAAACAGTAAGATATTATATCGAAGCACCTGTAGAATATACTGGATGGCCATCATCTCCTTCTATTGGAGATCCTTATACTCACCCTACTGATGGTGTTACTTACATATGGAATGGAACTGATTGGGCACAAGAGTTTCAATTTACTGCCACGACACTGATATCAATTAGACCAGAAGGAGAAGTAGTAGAGCATGGAACTGATGTAACTACTACTGTTCCTATTATAAGAGTTGATGCTTCACAACAGGCAACTTATGGTGGTCTCATTTTATATACAAATGAACTAGTAGGAATAGATAATATTCACGATTTCCATGAAGGAATGGAAATTTTTATATCTGGAATGCCAGATGGATCTGTTCCAGGAGACCCAGATTTATCGTTCTTGAATGGATATCAAAGAATTTATGATTTAGATAAAACTGGTGTTCCAATTGATGATGATAGCAGATCTAGAAGATTTGTTATTCCGAAAGATAATTTACCAAGTTTAACAGATTCTAATATTATAGTAGACGCTACTGCTTCCGCAGTATCGCATTATGTTACTCTTTCGTTATTAAACTCACCAAATAAATTTGAAGAAACTCCATATGTTTCTAGAAGGTATCAAGATGCTCGTAATTTAATTAGAAACAATTTAGAGTTTATTAAAGACGAAACATATAAACAAATTATTGCTGAGTTTACTCATTTTATTAATCCTAGTGAATCAAAATGCCGTAGAGACATTGGGCATTTTGTCAATGCTATCATTAGAGATATGGAATATGGTGGGAACTATCACACCGTAGAAGCAGCAAAATATTATGTTATTGGAACTGGTATTGGATATATTGCAACTGAATTATCGGAGACTGTTAGAGCGTTTGATATTGCTAGAGATCTAGCAGTTCTTGCTATGAGAGGTTGGAGAATTAATCAAGCAGGAGATTTATACAACCCTCAATTCTCAACTATTGATAGATTTTTTGATCCAGATGTAACTATAGATTCATCTTGGCCATATTGTGCTAATGTTGAGGCAGCAATTAATACTCTTACTGATTTATTCATTGCTATTATTACCAACAATCAAATAGATCGTTATGTTGAAGCTGGATATTTGATTGCTCGAAATCAAGATTTTATTATCCAAGAAACTTCAAGATATATTGAAGATCAATATCCAGAACTTTTCTTGAGTGAAAATGCATCTGCTGCTAGATATAAAGATTCTACCAATTTGATTAGAAATAATAGACAAGAAATTATTGATAGAGCTGCAGCAGAAATTGCAATTCAGCATCCTGATTTTTATTATCCTGGAGACGCTCAGACTACTAATACATCGAGATATAAAGATTCTTATCGCTTAATTCAACTTAATAGACAAGAAATTATCGATAGAGCAGCTGCTGAAATTGCTGTTCAGCATCCTGATTTTTATTATCCTGGAGATGCCCAAACAACTAGTATTTCTAGATTCAAGGATTCATATCGTTTAATTCAATTAAACAGAGCAGCAATTATTGATACTGCTTATGCTGCATCTGGCGGTTCAATCCCTGGGGATACTAATGGAGAAAAGTGTAAGCGAGACATTGGATATTTTATTGATGCGGTTTCTCTAGATATCGCTCAAGGTGCAGGAAATAGATATTCACGCAAATTTATTCAACAATATTTCAATCAAGCAGGAACTGCTTGGATTTCAAATGGATTGCAAGGTGAAGAAATTCAATCTAATTTAGCTTTTAATTCAGCTCGTGATGAGATGAAGAAAGCAATTACAAATCAACTAGGAGTTAAAGATTTAACTATTACTGCAGATCCTGCTACTGGTTCCAATACAAGCACTTCATCTTGTGCAGATGTACAATCAGCAATCGATACCTTAACTGCTATTATTACTGCAAGAATTACTGCTGGCAACTTAACAGGTCTTCCCGCAGAAACAACAGGAACTGATCCTGCTGGCGAAGCAAAGTGTAAGCGTGATATTGGTCATTTCATTGATGCTGTTTCTCTAGATATTGTTCAGGGAGGAGGAAACAGATATTCTCGTAAATTTATTCAGCAGTATTTTGTTAATGCAACTACACCAATTTCCAATGGTTTGGTCGGAGAAGAAGCTCAGAGTGTAACTGCCTTCAATATGGCGAGAGACATGATGAACAAAGCTCTCACCAATCAACTATACACTAAAGATTTAACAATCAGTGCTGGTCCTGCTACTTATGGTGGTGGTGGTGGTAATATTGCTGTTCTTCCATCTGGAAATGCTGCTTCTTGCACAGATGTTCAAAGTGCAGTATCAAGTCTAACAACTTTAATCACTGATAGAATTACTGCTGGTAACTTAACAGGTCTGCCAGCAGAAACAACAGGAACTGTTCCTGCTGGCGAAGCAAAGTGTAAGCGTGATATTGGTTATATTGTAGATGCGGTTGCTTCAGACTTGTATGATGGAAGTAATGTTAATATCATTAGAGCTACAAAGAGATATTTCTTAGCGAATACTACTCCACTATCAAATGGTTTAGTTGGAGAAACGTCTCAGTCTGTAACTGCTTTCAATAAAGCAAGAGATATCATGAAGAGAGCTGTTACTAACCAGCTCTACTCTAAAGATCTCACAATCACTGGAGATCCAGATCCAGGAAACACCCCACCTCCATACGGAACAGAAGGGGTTACTACAAACAATACAAATGAACTTTCTTGCACAGATGTTCAGACTAGTATTTCTACATTAATTAGTGTTATCACAACTGCAATTTCTGCTGGCAATTTAAATTCACTACCAACTGAAAATACAGGTGATTTCTTAACTACCACTTCAATTAAATGCCGTAGAGATATTGGTTATATCCTAGGAGCTTTAAGAAGAGATTTAATTCTCGGCGGTAACGCTGGAATAGTAACTGCTGGCGAATCATATTATACTGGAACTGCTTTAACTGGTATTCCATCAAATGAATTAACTCCAACAAGAGAAGCATTCGTAAAAGCAAGAGATTTAGCAATCCTTGCTATGAGAAATTGGAATACTGGAAATGGTGCGTATTCTCAACCAGATTATGTTCCAGAATATGCAACAACTATTCAGTTTATTGATCCTACAGTAATTGAAGATACTTCAACTCCAACTTGTGCTAACGTTGCATCAGCAATTACAACTTCATTTGGTATTTTAGATAGTATTCTTGCTGACGGATCAACTCAAACAAAAACATATGGAACTTTATACGAACCAACGGTAACTTATCCAGAAAACACAATTTATGATGCCGACAATAAGAGAATAACTATTGAGTCTATCTGGGCAGATCTTCCATTCATCGAAGCATCTCCTTACATCCAAAACGCTTCTGTAATTTCATTCCTTGGTGGTGGTGGTTGTGAAATTGATGGTGATAAGATCCGTCAACCAAACTGCCCAAGACCAGGATTAAATCCAGCTGTTGGTAACAATGCTCCTAAAGCAACTTATCCAAATCAGGGTAAGTCGATGGTTGCTGCTCAGTTTACCATTATTTCTTTTGGGGGAATTGGATACAAAATTGTAAATGATGGTTATACTCAGTTAGTTTCGGTATTCGTTCTATTCGCTCAAGATGGTGTTTATGCTGATACTGGTGGTTATGCTTCCATTACCAACTCAGCTACAAACTTTGGAACTTATGCTTTAAGAGCAAGAGGATTCAGAAAAGATCCATATGTCTTTGATATTGGAACAATTTCTAACGTAACTACCACTGCTACAGGTAGAACTGTATTTACAGTTGGTGGTCTTGGCAGAGAACCTCTCGAGCACTATATTGTTAAGTTTGCTGATTATGAAAATCAAGATTCCGAAATTGAATACTTTGTTGAAAATGTAAGACAGACTTCTGCTGGTGCTACTGACATTACTTCTACTATCGATTTAAATGACGCTATCTTGATTCAAAGAAAATCAGATGGTCAACCAGTAGTTGTAAACAACGCAGAACTAGTCGGTAAGCAGATTCGTTTACACAGACCATCTATTGTTAACTCTTCATCGCATACTTGGGAATATGCTGGTTCTGGAAATGATTACAATGCTCTACCTGAAAATGGTGGAGTTAAAAACGAAGCACTAGAGCAGGTATCTCAAGCATATGGTAGAGTATACACTTCAGGAACTGACGAACTTGGTGACTTTAAAGTAGGTTACTTCGCTAAGATTGAGAACAGAACTGGTAATATTACATTTACTGGAACGGTTTCTATCTCGGAAGTTGAATTCCTCAAACTAAAAGGTGGAGATGTTGTTGTTACGGGATTTGATGCTTCTAATACTTTAGGAGGAAACTTCTCGACAGATAGCAAGATTCCTACACAAAAAGCAGTTAAAGATTATATCTCAAACAACCTTGGTCAATATATTAATAAACCATATTCAACCAATGCTGTTCCAAGAAACCTTGTAGAATTAACAGACTCTGGTAAGATTTCTCTTGATCAAATTCCAGCATTAAGACCATTTAGTGTTTATACTATTGCCGATGAAGATGCTAGACTTGCTCTAGAAGGACCTCTTGCTGGAGACATTGCAATTCAACAAGACACTTCACAATCATTTATCTTAAATAATGATTTAGATAGTCAATTTTTAGGTATTACTGTAAATGAAGATTATGATTTCCCAGTTGGAGAATTAGTTGCTGGTAGTATTTCTACAGGTCAAGGTGAAATTACAGAATATAGATTTGGTGTTGTATATCAAATTAGTATTACTGATCAAGGTGATGGTTATGATGCTCAAAATCCACCATCAGTTAGTTTCAGTGCTCCTCAACAAGCAGGTGGAGTTACTGTTGCTGCGTCGGCAACTATTGCAAATAGCAAATTAGTCGCTATAACAATCGTTGAATATGATAATCTTGTTGGTGGTAAAGGTTATACTTCTGCTCCCACTGTAACAATTTCTGCTCCTGGAGCTGGTGGAACACAAGCAGAAGCAACTGCTCTGATTGAATCTAGAGTTTACACAAATATTGTTAATAATATTAAAATTACAGATACTGACAATATTTCTGATTATGCTACTCCAACAAATAATGTTGCAGTAATAAGAACAGTAAATACTTCAGCAAGTGATCCAAATAACTGGGTATCTCTTTCATCAACCACAACTCCAGTAACAAACTTAACTGGTCCTGGAACTATTTCTCCGAACCTTCTAGGCAGCAGTGGAAGTGCAAACTCAACTACTTTCTTACGAGGTGATTCTACTTTTGCTCCTGCTGTTCAATCCATCAAGGCATCCGAAAATAGATATTTTGCTTATACTGCCGATCAAGCTGCTGCAAATCAAAATATTATACAAGTTCCACTAAATTCTGCTATACTATTAGGTCATGTTGTAGTAGCAGATGGTATTCCAGCAGATACTACTGTTCAAAATACATTTGTTCAAGAAGGAAAAACAGTAATAACATTATCTACTGCTATTACTCAAATCATACCTATAGATACTTTAATAGAATTTGTAAGACCAGCTTCTCCTGTTGTTATTAGTTCTACATTTACTCTTTCTGGTTTCATTGATACAGTATATGTTTCTGGTAGAGGAACAGGATATACAGATGGAACTTATTATGATGTTGCTCTAACTGGTGGTGTTGGAACTGGATTGAAAGGAAATATTGTAGTATCAAGTGGTCAACTTCAAGAAGTAATTGTAACAAGTGGTGGAACTGGTTATACCAGTGACTTTTCAATCACTTCAATTCCTGCTGCAGTTGGTCCTGGAACAGGTGGAGTTTTAGAAGCAAAAGTAAATACTACTGTTAAAAACTTCTCTAATGTTGGGGTTGACATTTTACGTGTAGACGACAAGACGCTTGCTGCTCAAGAATTTGGTAATGTTGGTGTTGCTAGATTCTTCAAATCACAATTTGAAATTGGTCTAGCGGGCAACGGTTCAGTCAAACTAAAGACTGGTGCTGATAGTGGATTGGATGCTGACTTACTAGATGGTCAGCAAGGCAACTACTACCTAAATGGTCAAAACTTTGCTAACCTATCAATCACTCCAGACAAACTTGCTAGCGGAACTTATGGTATTGACATTTCTGGTCAGTCGGGTAATACTTTAAGATTAACAACTAGCGTAGGAAACGCATCATCATCTCCTTCGCCATCTACTTTCAACGAAGGTATCACAGCAGATACCAGAAACAATACTGCAGATGGATTATCCGATGGAGGAACAAAGCACGGTGTAATCACTTACAGACAATTTGGAACTGGATCTGATTCTTCTGGTGGTGGTGTAAGACAACTTGCTTTCACTGATAATAACAATCTTTGGATTCGTGGATCTGGTTCTGGCGTTACTGGTGCATTTAGCACTTGGGCAAAACTATGGTCTTCAATCAACCAAGGTGCTGATAGTGGATTGGATGCTGACAAATTAGACGGAAGGCAAGGTGTTTTCTATCAAAATGCATTTAACATCAACAAAGGAAATATAGGTTCTAGTCATATTGCGACGTATCTAAGATCAACTGGATTTAATAATACTCTAAAAGTTTCTTCTTTTGTTGGTCAAGTTTTCTATGATGTATATGTTACTGGACAAGTTCTTTCAGAAGCTCCCTATGTAGAAAATGCAACCATTAATTTATATGATACCTCTGGTATTGAAGTAGGTGAATTTGTAATTACATCAATTGTTACTAATAACAGTTTGGATGATGCTTTAGATTATACTATTTTAACTGGAAGATTAACTGCAGGAAGTTTTAATAGTGCTGCCAAGATTGGAACACCATCAAATAATGTGTTTATTGCTGATTATAATATCACAGATATTATAAGCAATTCTACGTATACTGTTGCAGAATTGGGTAATTTTGCTTCTAAACCTCTTCTCAAATTGGGAAGAACTGATGGAACTGCATCTAGCCCAGCAATTTATTTTAATTCTGCTTCTTCTCCAGCAACTTTTAACGTTAAGTTAGAAGCATCTGGCGGAACAGGAACAGAAGGTAGTGGTCTTTTAAATATTGTCGCAAATAATGCCAATGCAGTAACAATAAACAATAGCACTATTTGGAACTCTGGCAATATTCAGTTTGCTTCTGCAAATACAGCAAGCACAGCAGTTCAGAGAGATTCAAATGGAGACTTCTCGGCAGGAACTATCACTGCTTCTCTAACAGGTGCTGCTTCTCTAAACGTATTGAAGTCTGGAGATACTATGTCAGGCAACCTGACATTCTCAGCAGGAAATGGTATTGTAATTAATACATCAGCAAATTCACTGGCAACTGGAACTGGTAACAGAAATCTAACTATTCTTAATGAAACTGGCGGTGCTGATGCTTATCTAACCTTCCATGTTTCTGGTGACTATGCTGGTTACTTTGGATTAGATGGTTCAACTAATGATCTCTTCTGGGGTGGTTGGAGTGTTGGATCTTCCACTAAGTATACTATTCTACATACTGGAAACAACCTACCAGCAACCACAAATACAGCAAATACTCTTGTTAAGAGAGATAGTAATGGAGACTTTGCTGCTGGAACTATCACTGCTGCATTAAGTGGTAATGCTTCAACTGCAACGAAACTTCAAACTGCAAGACTAATCAATGGAACATCTTTTGATGGTTCTGCAAACATAACTATCACATCAAATACTCCAAACTCTCTATCAGTTGGAACATATTTACAGTTTGGTGATGGATCTGGAACTCAATCATTTAATGGTGGTGCAGCAAGAACTATCAACGTAATTGCTTCCACAAGTGGTAATACTAACTTGGTAGCCAGAGATGCAAGTGGTAACTTCTCAGCAGGAACTATCACTGCTACATTATCTGGAAATGCTTCAACTGCAACTAAAGCAACAAATATTGCTGGCGGTGCTTCTAATAATTTGGTATACCAGAGTGGAACTGATTCCACTTCGTTCTTGGCTGCAGGAACTGCAGGTTATTTCCTCAAGCAAGGATCAACTGCTCCCGAATGGACCGCTTTCCCAATTGGAGGAAGCAATCAAGAAATTCAGTATAATAACAATGGTGCTTTAGCTGCTTCTGCTCAATTTAAGTTTGAAAGTGCAACACATTCTATTGTTCGTCTTGGTGATGCTGCATCATTACGTCAAACATCTAATGCTACCTTAGGATCAGTTGGTGCATCTGAAGGTCTCATTCAATATCATAGCAACCGTTGGTATGTAAATGTAGGATCAAGTGGTGCTGAAGTTGTAAGATTTAGAGCTGGAACTACTGATGTTGCTTGGATCGGAACAGGAGGAGCATTTAATTGTAATGGTGCTATTACCGCTGGCGGTGATATTACAGCATTCTCATCGTCAGATAATAGATTAAAAACTAATATCGAACCAATTGAAAATGCTCTAAATAAAGTTGGTAAGATCTCTGGTGTAACCTATAATTGGAATGAGAAAGCGGAAGATAAAGATCAAACAAAGAGAGAATCTGGTGTAATTGCTCAAGAAATTCTTGAGGTATTGCCAGAGGTCGTTGTTGAAAGAGATAATGGTTACCTAGCAGTTCAATATGAACGTTTGATTCCTCTACTTATCGAAGCTATTAAAGAATTAAAACAAGAAGTAGAAACTCTAAAGGCAAGTAAGTAATATGGCAGTAAATAATAACACTACCAAATACTTTAGTGGAAATGTATCGATTAGTTTATCTCAACTGAGAGATACATTCAGAGGAAATACTGGAGCAGTATCTCTTAGTGAATTTAAAAGAAAAACAACAGATACAACATCGGCACCATACATTTATGATGCTACTGAAAATGCTAATGTTCCTACATCAGACTCAAATCTAGCATTTAGTAAGTATAGAGATACTGTAAAAGAGATTGTTTTAACACAATCAGATACTAATGAAGATGTAAGTGTAGATTCTTTTACAACTCAATGGAATAGTAATTTCGGTAAAGTAATTCCCAAAAAATTTGAAGTTACTGGAACTTGTGGTGCAACATCCACGGCAAATGCAGCACTAACAGTTAATTCAAATCTTTCTGGAAAATTAAAAGTATCATTGTCTTCTAATGGTAAAATATATGGTCAGGGGGGAACTGGTGGAGCAACCCCTGGCGGAGCAGGGAATCCTGGTGGAAATGCTATTTTAATATCTCAGAATGGAGTTACTGTAGAAGGAACTGCTGGAGAAATAAGGGGAGGTGGCGGCGGTGGTGCAGGCGGTAATCCTGGGCAAGCTGGAGGTCAAGGTCAAGCAGGTCAAACAGGAATTGCTGGTCAACCTGGAGGTGCTGGGGGTCAAGGGCAGGCAGGTCAAACAGGAACTGCTGGAGGAGCTGGAGCAACTAACAATGTTACGTGGTTTGGGCAAGGAGATGAAACATGGAACCGAAACTGTGCTGCCAATACTCCAATTGGTAATGCAAATGCCCGAGGAATTGCAAATAGAAACAGAAATATTGGAACTGTTCGTGGCGTCGGTGGTCCTGGTGGCGTCGGTGGTCCTGGAGGAGCTGCTGGTCAAGGTGGTCCTGGTGGTTCTGGTGGCGTCGGTGGTCCTGGAGGAGCTGCTGGTCAAGGCGGTGCTGGAGGCGCTGGAGGGAATGGAGGAAGAGGTAGAGGTTATGGATATTTAATTGGCGTTTTAACAGGTAATGCTGGTGGTGCTGGTGGTGCTGGCAACCCTGGCGGTGCTGCTCCAAATACTTGGCCAGGGTCTGCTGGGCAACCTGGGCAAGCTGGCAACCCTGGCGGTGCTGCTCCAAATACTTGGCCAAGTCAAAATGGTGCAGCTGGTCAAACAGAAAGTAGAAACTTAAATATTAATTATAGAGTCGGTGGAAGAAGAAATAACAACTCAGCAAACTGCGTAAGAGTTGCTAGAAACCAAACATTTACTGCTACTGGAGGAACTGGAGCAGCTGGAGGAAGAGGTAATGCTGGAACTGCAGGGCAAACAGGGCAAACAGGTCAATCTGGCGGAAGAGGTAATGCTGGAACTGCGGGGCAAACAGGTCAAGATGGAAACAGCGGTGGAAGTGGTGGAGATTGGGGAACTGCTGCTTCTGGTAATGCTGGAGCAGCAATAAAAAGATCAAATACAACTAACATTAATTATACTCTCTCATTTAACGGAACTACATCTGGATCAACTACTGCATGATAAATAATATTACAAAGCATAAAAAATATGAAACTGATTGAACATATAGGAATTTTTGAAGACTATGTTGATAGAGAATTTTGTGATAAATTAATTGATTATTTTGAAGAACTTATTTCATCAAAATCTATCTTTACATCAGAAAATCCAGAAGAACCTTTGACAGAAGCACAACAAATTTTAAGAGAAGGTGCTTATTCTGATGGAACTGAACAATTCAGTAAAATGAGATTGGGTAGGTTAGATGAATCTATTTTCTTAAATTTACTAGATGGTAGATTTGCTGGAGAGTTATATTCTGTTTTGCAGTCAACATTTAACGAATATGTGAGAGAATATCCAACTCTAACAGATGCAAAAATTGCTACGTATGATTTAAAGATGCAAAAAACTCCTCCTGGCGGAGGATATCATGTTTGGCATGACGAAAGATGTCAATGGGGTGTTGATCATCGTCAAGTAGTTTGGATGATATATTTAAATGATATGCCCGAGGGAGAAGCAGAGACTGAATTTTATTACCAAAAATTGAGAATAACACCAAAAGCAGGAACAGTGGTATTATGGCCAGCTGCATATACACATGTTCATAGGGGAAATATAGTATTCTCGCAAAACAAGTACGTTGTTACTGGATGGTTCTGCACGCAACCACAAGATTAATATGATTACATATACTAATGTAGATGATGATATTCACATTATAGATAATATTTTTTCGCACAAAGAAGTATCTGATATACAAAATTACGCAGAAAATAAAAATAACTATTCTATTTGTGGAGATGCTTCTCAACGAATATACACATTTGCTGCTACAGATTTACTAGAAAATTTTGATGATCATCAAAAAAATATTTTAAATAAAATTGAAGATCGATTGAATTTAAAATTACCAAAATTTAATAGAGTTATAACTAATTGTTTTGGTATAAATGATTTTTGTGATATGCATGTAGACGATCCAGATATGCATGGAGTTACTTTTTTACTTTACTGTAATAAAGAATGGCATAATCATTGGTCGGGAGAAACATATTTTTCAGCAGAAAAAGATTACATTTATGCAACATCTATTTTACCAAAACCAGGAAGAGTAGTAATATCTCCATCATATATACATCATGGAAGTAGAGCACCTTCACAATTTATAAGGTGCAAGGGAAGAATTACGATGGCATTTCAATCTTCTTCCGATATCTCAGAAAAATGGTATGAAAAAAATAAACAAAATTTGAAATTATTATGACTTTAAAATTAAACACAATAACTCAAAAATATGAGTGCGTTTGGCATTTTACCAAATTACCAGAAGAATTTTGTAATTCTATAGAAAATGATTTGAATAAGTATATTTCAGAAGATTCATTAAGATACGGAACAGTTGGATCTGATAACGTATTAAATGAAAAAATACGAAAAAATAAAATTTGTTTTTTTGATGATAATCATTGGGTTGCTGCTTTCATTCATTTTTATATAATGAAATCTAATGAAGAAAATTTTAATTATGATATAACATCTTTTCAAGATAACTGTTTGCAATATACTTCATATGAAGAAGGAGAATATTATAATTGGCATGTAGATGGATCTGTTATTTCTCCCACTGGAAAACAAAGGAAATTATCGTTCTCCCTACAATTATCAGATCCATCAGAATACGAAGGAGGAGATTTGCAGTTTTTGGATGTTGAACAAAACAGTATGTTTTTTGCTCCAAAAGAAAGAGGAACATTAATTATATTTGATAGCAGAATAAAACATAGAGTAAAAAAAATCAAAAAAGGAAAAAGAAAATCTATAGTTGGATGGATTGAAGGACCTAGATGGAAATGAAAAATTTACCTATATTAATAGAAGATTCTCTATTTGATGTCAACAAAAATATTCACATCAATGTAAAAACACCTTCGTGGGGAAATTACATAGAGGTAGATAATTTTTTTGTAAATTTTAAAAAAATTCATGAAATAGCACTTACTATGCCATGCACAAGATTACATGGAATGTATGATGTTAAAGAAAATGGTCAAGATTATTTTGATGGTAGATCTTATTTCTATTTTCATAAAACTGTTTTATTTCACGATGTTGTAAAAGATATCATAGAAAAAGTATATAATGTAAAAAATTTAACTGAACAAACACTTAATCTAGGTAATAACATTTTTACTTGGAATCAAACATGTTATGATAACAACAAAAATAATGGTTATTCTCCCCATAGTGATGGAGAAAATATTGTAGCTTGTTTATGGTATATGAATGAAGAATATGATGAAGAAGATGGAACTGGAATATATGCAAAACCTTCGTTATATTCTAAACAAAGCCCATGGATTCCTAATGACACTTTGGTTGACGTTATACAAGCAAAACCAAATAGATTAGTAATCTATGATGGAGATGTATATCATGCTGCTAAAGTAGGAAAGAGATGGATTAGTGATATCCGTCATAGTATGGTTCATTTTTTAACGTATAAATAAAAAGTCATTATTCATCAATATAGAGACAATGAACACTGAAGAACTGAAGAAAAATTTTGAAGATCAACTAGCATCTGCAGAAAAGCAAATTGCTGAATTAGAAGCAAATCTTGCTAAAGCAAAAGAGTATAAAATTAAACTGCAAGGTGGTTTAGAGACTTTGGCTATTCTAAATCCACCAGCGGCAGAAGAAGCACCAGCAGAAGAAGCACCTGCTGAGTGATATAAATAGGCACCAATATCCCTACATGCTAAATACATGTAGGGATTTTTTATAGGGCTTTACATGTCAGCATCAAAGCCAGCAACCAGAGAGGAGTTAAAGCAATACTGCCTCCGAGAGTTGGGCGCACCAGTTTTAGAAATCAACGTAGATAGTCAGCAGTTAGAAGACCGTATCGATGAAGCTCTGCAGTTCTTCCAAGAGCGTCATTTCGACGGTGCTGAGAGAATGTATCTGAAACATACTCTGACACAAACAGAGGTAACTCGTTTCAAATCTAATAACATTACTCACACTGCACCTAATGGCGATACGTGGACAGAAAGAGGAAATTATTTAGAATTACCAGATTATATTATTGGCATCGAAAGAATTTTTGGTGTTACGTCAAGCAGCATTCGTGGTGACTTGTTTGGTATTGAATATCAGATCTTCCTCAACGACCTTTATGCGTTTGGATCAATTGACATTCTAAACTACTATATGGTCAAACAGTATATCGAAACGCTCGATATGGTTCTGAATACTGGTTCATTGATTCAGTATAGGTTCACCAAGCGTAACGGTAAACTCTATATTGACTATGATCCTGCGATGCTAACAAAAGATAAGATTCTTATTATCGATTGCTACAGAGCACTTGATCCCACAAATCTCACGAAGATCTGGAATGACTTCTGGTTGAAGCGTTATACTACGGCGTTATTCAAGCGTCAGTGGGGGCAGAACCTCATCAAGTTTAATAACGTTCAACTACCTGGCGGTGTATCACTCAACGGTCGCCAGATCTATGAGGATGCTCTCAGAGAGATTGCAGAGATCGAAGATAAGATGATTTCTGATTACGAACTACCACCACTTGATGTAATCGGATAATGGCAAAGAGTCAATACTTTCCCCAGTATGGCGGAAACACAGCAGAACAAACATTAGTTCAAGATCTTGTTGACGAGCAGATCAAACTGTTTGGGCAGGATGTGATGTATGTTCCAAAAACAATGTTAATTGATAAGACTTTAAACGATGTAATTCTTTCAAAGTTTGAAGACAAGGTAACCATCGAAATGATGCTTATTAATGTTGAGGGATTTGGTGGTTCTGGTGCCGTGGCGATGTCTAAGTTTGGTCTAAGACTAAGCGATGAGATTACATATGCTGTATCCAAAAGAAGATGGATCAACTACGTAGAGACAGAGATTGACACAAGAGTTCCCAACAGACCAAACGAAGGTGATCTTCTTTATGTTCCAATGACAAAAAATCTATACGAGATTAAGTTTGTTGAAAGGGAAGTTCCATTTTATCAGTTAGGAAAAAACTATATTTTTTCATTGACTTGCGAACTCATTGAGAACGCAGACAACTACTTTAATACGGGAGATCCTCTCATTGATGATCTCACTCAGGAATCTCATGTCTTCCCAGTATACATGAAGACAGGTGGTTCTGGTGTTTATGAACCAGGAGAGATTGTAGAACAAACTTATAATGTTGATGGCGATCCTGTTACTGTAACTGCTACTGTTGCAGACTGGGATCCTGCTACACGCAAGTTGAGATTGACATATATAAATGGAGTATTATCACCGAACAATCCTATAATAGGAGAAGATAGTGGTGCTGAGTGGATAGTGGATACATTCTCTACAATTGATTTTGATATTGATAATTATGATAATGCACAAAATAAAATTTTTGAAGAAACAGCAGACGAGATACTAGATTTCACAGAAACAAATCCATTTGGTGAATATGGAGATATGGAGGATTCATTCTAATGTTAGGCAATTCACATTTTTATCACGAAATTATCAAAAAGAATGTAAAAGCATTTGGAACAATTTTTAATAATATTCAAATTGAAAGAAAAGATCCAGATACAGGAGCAATCATTCGTCAAGAAAAAGTAGCACTTGCTTACGGACCAAAAAGTAAGTTCCTTGCACGTTTAGATCAAGATCCAAGCACTGAGC